TCTTACACTATTAAAAAGGCGCGTAACCGGATGGAAGAAGAGTATGAAGAGTTACTACAACAAGGCTTAGGCGCTGGTGCTATATTCGCATTAAAGAACTTCGGGTGGGTTGATAAAGTAGAACTCGGCGGAGAAGTTAAAGGTGGACAGAAGGTAGTTATTTTAGTCCAGGAGAAAAATGCAAATCAAAGTAACGAAGGGAGACTTCCAGTATCTGTTTCTACGAGCCAAGCTAAGTTTCCTCTATTATGTGGAGGGATAGGAACTGGCAAGACTCTATGTATGTTAGTCAAGCTATTTGACTACTGCGAACGCTATCCGGGGACTACTGCACTAATCATTCGCAAGGAATTCACAGACCTTAAAGACTCAACCATAAGAGATTTTGAAAAATACTTCGGGGTTACCGTAGGTTCAGATAAAGATTATGTCCTTCCTAACAAATCAAAGATAATGTTCAGGCACGCAGCTGAAATAGAAGTCTTAAAGAATATCAACTTAGGCATAGCCGCAATCGAGCAGGCAGAGGAGTTTGAAGACGAAACACAGTTTACATTCATAAGAGACAGGCTAAGGCAAGAGAATGGGGCTGATATAAGACCATTACTGTTAATAGCTAATGCTAACGGTCATAACTGGGTATGGAAGATGTGGATAAACAATCCAGCCAATAAGGAATACGAGGGGATTACCGCTAATACATTTGAGAACGAAAGGAACTTGCCCCCGGACTTCATAGCTGACTTAAAGCGTATGGAGATAGAAGCCCCGGCTCATTACAGACAATACATTATGAACTCCTTTGAGGAAACAGAGCAAGATGATTATGTATTTACCTTTCAAGAGCTAGCTAAGGCTAAGAAAGCTAAGTATCTACTGCGTGAAGGATATGGATTAAGATTAGCCGGATTTGATATAGCCCGCTATGGTAACGATAAATGTGCTTGCGTAGTAATACAACAGATGGGTGCTTTACATTGGGAACTGATTCACGTCGAGCAATGGGAGCATAGAGACTTATCATATACTACGGGCAGAATCTTAATGCTCTCAAACGAACACAAGGTAGAGAAGTCTATCATTGATGAAGACGGGATAGGAGCCGGTCCCCTTGATATGCTAAACAAAGGCAGGAATCTGGATAACTTCATAGGCTTCAGGAATCCCCCGCTTAACCACGATTCAGATAAGTTCTACGCTAATAACAGAACTAAGAATGTCTTTAAGCTGAAGGATATGATACTTAAGGATTATCTCTGCCTTAACAACGATGATGTGATTGAGGAGTTAATCACCTTGAAGTTCACCTTTGACAGCTATCAAAGAAGGATACTCATAAGCAAAGAGAAGATGCGCAAAGAGGGAATGAAGTCGCCTAATATGGCTGATGCCTTGATTATGGCTATCAGCTTAATCGGATCTATTCATTATAAACACGACTTACAATATACCAGGCAACCGGCATATTCGAAAGAAGATAATCTATTCAGCATAATGGGGTTGAAATGATGCTTGAAATATTACACGATGAGAAGGGTAACATAAAGGCTGTATGTGATTATTTAATCTTAAATAAAGAAAAGGTAATGGATGATGATGGTGGTTGGTTAGTCGTAGAGGAAATAGAGATAAACCCGGAATATCGCAACAATGGAATAATACGCTTATTTATTAAGACTCTATTAGAGAAGCATCCAAAGATAGAGATATGTTCTTTTATTAGAGCAATTAAACATCCAGATAGAGCAATGAGGACTTATCCTCGTAAACAATTCGAGTTGTTAGTTAAGGAGGCAAAATGTCTAAATCAATAGGCGGTGGGGCGTTAGGAGCTATTCTAGGTGGCTTATTTGCTTTGCCTACTGGTGGTATGTCTGTTTTAGCTGGTATGGGATATGGAGCCGCGGCAGGTGGGTTAGCTGGTATGTCAGCAGATATGAAAGATGCGGCAAAGATGGCATCATCAGTGTTGCCTCAAGCTACAGCTGAGCTTCCGGCAACTCCTCAAGTAGTTGATGAAGCAGGAACAGCAGGGGCAGCTGTAACCGCAGTAGCTAAGGCTAAATCAAAGAGGGCAGCTATGGCAAGGTCAAAGACGATATTCACTTCACCATTAGGCTTAACAGAAGAATCAGAATTAAATACTAAGACATTACTTGGTAAATAGGAGGACACAATGGCACTTAAGAAGAATCCCTATATGATAGGAACACCGCTTTATTGGGAGTTTGATTATAACCAGAGATACCCTGAAAAGCCTCTCGGTGATCCTTATATGGCAACCAGACCTGGAGAATCCGCACCTAAGAAGACTCCAGCTACGCAAGCGCCTTATAATCTAAGCATACCATTACAGATATTACCTGGATTGCCTTATACAAATCCTGTTCAGAAGTCAACTAAATCATCAACCTTAGGCGTCCCGGCAGCAGGAGCATTAGGCACACCAGCAGCATTAGCAACACCAGCAACAGGGGCAATAGAAACAGAGGCAATAGGTGGCGGCCCGGCTAAGTCTCAGAGAGCAGTCAGAGCCAGAACAAAGACAATGTATAGTTCATACGCAAGTCAGGCAAATGTAGTCAGAAAAATCTTACTCGGTAAATAAGGAGTGATTATGGAACTCGATAAACCAAGAGCAAGCGTATTACTTGATAGGTTCAAGCAACTGATTTCACATAGGTCTAACTTTGAATCATACTGGCAGAGCTTACACGATTACTTCTACCTGGAATCACCTGATGTCAGCGCGTCTTATTATCCAGGAACAGAGTTGAACTCAGCTTATCTCTGGGATTCTACAACCTTAGAAGCTGGGGATGTCTTAGCTTCAGGGTTTATGAATTATCTTACTCCCCCTACAAGCAAGTGGTTTCGATTAAGGGCTAAGAATCCTAACTTGAGTGAGAATAAGGAAGTATCTGATTACTTAGAGGATGTTGCGGCTGAGGTTAATTATACATTAAACAGGTCTAATTTTTATGACCAAGCCTTTCCGGCTTATAAATCAAGCGGTATCTATGGCACTTCTATTTTGTTAGAAGAAGAAGATGTCCAAGATGAGGCAAGGTTCTATTCATTACCCTTAAAGCAATGCGTGATAGTTGAGGATGGCAGGGGCAGGGTAGTTGAGTATTACATAGAATTTGAATACTCAGCATTCCAGGCAGCTACAAGATGGGGTGCGGATAAGCTATCAAGTGGAATGCAGCAAGAGTTAAAGAACAGGCAAGATAGCCAGAAGCATAAATTTCTATTATTCATAGGCAAGAGGGAAGCAAGGAATATTAACAGGTCAGATAAAAGGAATATGCCTATTGAAGCTACCTGGATAGACTCCGAAGCAAGAATGATAATCGAAGAAGGCGGGTATAATGAATTCCCTGCTATGACTCATAGATTTGATAAGCGTCCTTTTATAGCCTGGGGGTTCTCACCTGCTATGAAATCATTACCCTTTGCCAGACTGCTCAACGCGGTGGCTAAGACTAATCTAAGAGCAATGATGAAGCATACTGACCCTCCTGTGGCGTTGCCTGAGAATGCTTTCTTGATGCCTTTTAACGCTAATCCCAGAGCAATCAATTATTATAAGAAGTCAGCTATGGATTCGTCTAAGGATATCTTCGCTTTCGGTAACTTCGGCGACCCTAAGTTCGGTATGAACGCAGTTGAGTATTACTCACAGAAAGTAAAGTCTTTGATGTTTAATGACGTATTCTTAGCCTTTGAAGGATTAACCAAGCAAATGAATAATCCTGAAGTTATGGAGAGGATAAACGAGAAGATGACCTTACTCGGCCCCGCAGTAGGTAGATGGACAGCTGAGGTATTAAATCCTATCATCATCAGGACAGTCGGTATATTGTTCCGCCGGGGGAAACTGCCTCCTCCCCCGGACTCCCTAAGAGCAGACCCTAACTATGAGATTGACTTCGTAGGACAGCTTGCTCAAGCACAGAGAAGGTCAGAGTTAAATACATTAGTAACAGCATTGACAATGGTTGGGCAGGTAGCTCAATTCGCCCCTGATGCCTTAGATAAGGTCAACACAGACAGAACAGTTGATGAGGTCTGGGCAATCACCGGCGCCCCGGTTCAAGTATTAAGGGATGACGCTGAAATAGCTCAGCTAAGAGAGGCAAGGGCAGACCAGGCGGCAATGAACAGGCAATTAGAATTAGCAGGCGCAACTGCTGGAATTGCTGAGTCGGCTAGTAAAGTTGATGTTAATGTAGCCCAAGCGAAAGAGAAGGTTAAATCTCAATGAATATAAGGCCATCATTCGCAGTCTATCTTAATAATATTTTTGGGTTACGAAACCAAAGGCTATGCGCGGAGATAGGAGTTTCATCAGGGCGCAATGCTTCAGCAATGCTTCACCAATCAGATATCTCTTTAATACTAGTTGATGATTATGTAACCAATGTAGAGTTCGCTGACGCAGAGGAAAGGGCTAAGAAAGCACTTGAACCATTTGGGCATAGGGTATTGTTTATTAAGAAACCGTCAATAGAAGCAGTCAAAGAAGTCAGGGATGAAAGTTTAGATTATGTCTATATTGATGGTGGACACGACTACGCAGATGTTAAGAGTGATATTGAAGCGTGGTATCCTAAGATAGTCAATATGGGAATGTTGGCAGGACACGACTTCTGGAAGAAGTCAGTAGCCGAAGCAGTAATTGAGTTTGCCAATAAGGAAAAAGTAATAGTTTACGGAGTATCAGTATTCGGGAACATCGGAAGCGGAGTTGTAAGCAACGCAGCAATGATGTGCGATTGGTGGCTATTCAAGGGGGTAAGTAATGGACATAACTAATATTGATGACGTTAAAGGATTACAATCAAACCTGCACGTTGTTTTTGATAGCCCTTCAGGTAAGGAAGTAATGACATTCTTAGAACATTCCTGCGGTTGGTTCGAATCGATTTTTGACCCTATAAACAAAGACCGCATTCTTATAAATGCCGGAAAAAGGGAAGTGATAGCAACAATAAAAACACTGCTACGATTACCAGCAGAGACCATAGTTTCTATGGCTAAACAGAGGGAGGAGTAAAATGTCGGACAATCTTGAGACCCCAGTTGTGGATAATCCTGAGACCCCAGAAGTAGAAACACCTGAAGTGGAAACACCAGTAACAGAGACACCAGTAACACCAGCATTCAGTTGGAAGTCAAAGCTAGGTAGTGATATGTCTAACAGCCCTACTTTGCAGAAGTTCGAAGATACACCAGAAGGGTTAAAGAAAGAAGTTGAGAGCCACCTATCATTAGAGAAGCTCTTAGGACACGATAAAGTCCCTATCCCTAAGAACGCTGATGATGTTGAGGGTTGGAACAGATTCAACAAGGCAATGGGAATACCTGAGAAAGCCGAAGCATACGGACTTGAAGATGTTACCTTACCCGGTAATATGCAGGATATGGCTTTTGACAAGCAGAAGTTCGCAGAGACAGTCCATCAACATAGGTTGACCCCGGCTCAAGCTAAAGGTTTATGGAAAGCATATACCGGGCAATCAATAGAAGCATACGGTAAGTTCTTAACAGAACACAAAGCCAATTTAGATAAGGTAGTCAATGAGCTTCGCGCTGAGTGGGGAGATGCTTATGATGTCAATGTTGACTTAGGGCAGACAGTAATCAATAAGTTCGCAGGTGATAAAGAAAGCGAAGACTTCCTTACAGCTACAATGCTTAAAGACCCAAGGGCTGTCAGGTTCTTAGCTAAGATAGGCAATCAGTTTGCTGAGAACAAAGTCGGTGAGTTTCAGATTAAGAGATTCGCAGTCGCACCAGATGAAGCCCGAAATGAGATAGAAAGAATTACCAAAGATATGAACGGCCCCTATTGGAATCAAGGGGGTAAGTTTACCGAACAGGAACATCAGGAAGCAAGGAAACAAGTAGATTTACTTTACACAGTAGTCAACAAATCCAAGAAAGGATAAGCTGTAAGCCCCTGACTTGGTGCAGTAAAAGGTCAGATAAGCCATTGCCCTGACAAAAGAACAAGTTGCGACAGGACGCCCCTTTTAGGATAAGCGGACATAAGCAATTACATATTAACAACACCTAACCAAGAGGAAAAAATGGCAGACACACAATCAGAGATTTATGCGCAAGCATACGGCAGGAATATTATGCAATTAGCACAGCAGAAATATTCCAAACTCATAGGCAGCGTGTTTATGAGACCAAACGTAAAAGGGAAGACCTTTTTCCAAGATAGGATAGGGGAATGGTCAATGTCAGTAAAGGGCGGACGCAATGTAACAACGCCTAATAATGACCCCGCATTAAGCAGGCGTATGGGAACGCTTGTTGATTACCACGATGCAAGGCTTCTGGATAGAGGCGATGAGATTCGCACCATATCCGACCCAAGAAGCGCCTACACAATAGCGGCAGCCAGGTCATTAGGCAGGAAGATTGACGATGTCATTCTTTCGGCAGCTGTCGGGACTGCGAAATACGATGAAACAGGTTCGTCATCTATAACGCATTCCAACACAGTAGCAATAGCTACTTGTGGCTATATTACCTTAGCCAATTTAGTAGCTATCAAAAAGACCTTTGATGATGCGGATGTAGAGGAAGAGGACAGAATTATCGTCATTACCCCTCTTGCGTTGTCAAATCTCTTGCAGGTTGAACAAGTTGCTTCTTCGGACTATGCCGCAGTAAAGGCTCTGGTAAGAGGCGATATAGACAGTTATTTGGGTTTCAAGTTTATTACCTCAACCCGTATTGATAACATCACGGGCGGGAACTTAAACGCAAACTCATATTCCTGTATCGCTTTCCAGAAATACGGAGTCTGTTTAGCTATGGGCGATGCGCCTTTAGTAAGAACTGATGAGAGGACAGACCTTTCATATTCTTGGCAGATTTACTATGAGTTGAACATCGGTGGAGTTCGTCTTGAAGAAGCAAGGGTAGTATCAGGTGATACTGCTTAAGTAGTTCCGCTATAGGCGGAAAAATAAAGGAGAAAATAATGGCTACAGTTAAGGCAGCGAACGTAACAAAATACACAGCAACAGGTTCAGAAGGTTCCGGCGATAATTATATCGCTGACGGTTATATCAAGTCAGTAGAGAAGGTATGGATTGATTCTTATACATTGAATGCAGTCATACCATCTACCACTTCTATCCATATCGGGAAAGTCCCGAAGGGGAAGAAGTTAACTGATATAATCGTGTATTACCCTGCATTAGGCCCGGCAACCACAGTTGGAACTATCAACTGCGGAACTGCAACGGTTCATAATTCAGGAACAGAGGGTAACTTAGGGTTCTTGTTTGGCGATAAGAATGTCAAAAATCCACAATCAATCAATCTTGCCTCAGCGGGTATGGCACGGTTAGGCCCGACAGGAGCATTAGTCGAGTTGACTGCGGATACAGACATTTACATCTTGATTGACCCTGCAAACTCGTTGACAGCTTGCACGATTCGTTCAATCATCAAATACACCTAACAGAATGTCGGGGGGGTGGAAAACCGCTCCCCCGATATTAACTAAATGAAGAAATCAAAGAAAAAGGTATCAATGAATAATGATGTGAAGTCTTCAAGGTTATTTACGGAGTCTCTCTTTTGTCATTATAGACCTCATATTGCAAAACAAAAACTAAGGAGACAATATGGCTATATCCAAAGTCGAACTGATAAATAAATC